AGGACTAATGCGCGGGGAGAGAGTGGTAGGCCGTTTTAACGTAGAACATGAGCGTGGCTCCATTATCTCTGCTACCTCAAAAGAAGTAGTGCGTACGGTCGGATACAGCATTGAGTGGTGGTTTTACAACAGCTCTACGAGCGTAGTAGATCCCATATATGACGTAGGAAGTAATAGCGGTGGGCGTAGATGGGACGGGCCAAACAGCGTCCCCGTAGTCAATGCCTCCCTATTCCAGGGAGTAACTGTCCAAGGAGATAGAGGTTTCTACAATACTGACGTTTTAAGGGTAACTCTTAATATGGACATTATTGACGGCTCAAGTTTATCTGGGCCGGGCTCTCAAATTATTCCTAAATTAAAGCACCTCCCTACAAACCCGGACTCTTATTTAAGAGATAGAATTGTATTCCGTAATCAGGTATTTACCCCTAAGCAGGTATTTGCTAAAGGAATTATCGTAGATGACTACACCATTTTTAGTATTGATTGTAATCAGGTAAACTCTGAAGAAATGATCAACGACCCTCAATTCCAGAAATATGCCAACTACACCGCGTTTGGAGCTAGAGATGCCATCTAAGATTAAAGTAGGTGGCGCAGGCCACACAATAAAGAAGAATAAAAAAGGCGACATTATTGTTGACCACGAAGCTAGCGCTAAGGCTGGAAAGTACGATAAGATTAATCTAACTAAGAAAGCTGGGGCTAAGACAGTCAAGGAAGGCGTTAAGGCCACCAAAGACTGGCATAAGAAGAACCCCCATAAGAAAGGTAAATAATGGCTAAGAATCCTTGCTGGGACGGATACGTCCAGGTTGGTATGAAGAATCAAAACGGTAAAAAGGTGCCAAACTGTGTTCCTGAAGGTAAAGGAAAAGACAAAGTCGCTAAACCTAAGAAAGGTAAGAAATAATGTGTAAAGTATGCGGAAAGCCAGGCTGTAAAGGTAAGTGCAAAAAGACTGCAAAGAAGTCTGCAAAGAAGATGTCCCCTAAGCAGAAGAAGCTTGACGCGGACAAAGATGGCAAGCTAGAGGGATCTGACTTTGCCGCCCTACGAAAGAAGAAGAAGTAATGTGCTCTACTTGTGGCTGCGGAATGCCTAAGAATAAGCATGGCCAAAAGACTATAGAAGCCGCAAATAAAAAATATGACAAAAAGAAGGACTCTAAAAGTAAGGCTAAGAAGTCCAATATGGTCAGAAAAAAGGGCATGTAAACCCCAAAATTATTAAAAAAAATAATGACTTAGGCCCCGAAAGGGGCCTTTTTCATTTATCCTTTGAAGTGACGCCGGGGAAACCCGGAACCCTGCTGCTTAACCTGCGCCTTCTATTGGAGGATTTACTATGATACTTCTAGCCAAACGGCTATACCAAGCTCAGTCTGATGCAGACCGAGTAGAGTTCGTTCGCGGCCTTACAGCTTTTGACGACAAAAAGGGTAAGAAGAGATTCTTAGCTGGATTTGTTGCGGGGTATGTATTGACTGCGGCGGTTAAGAAGAAGTGAACTCAGTAACTAAAGTCCTCTTAGATTCTTACGCAAAAGCAGCAGTTAAAGAAGCAGTAGTATTAACCGCTAACCTTAGACAATATGCACAACAGGCTGGATGGCCTATTGCCGTTGTCATGCAACTATCTGTTTCTAATGATAGAGCCGATGGCAAGTGGTCTGTAAAGTACCCTAAAGCTATAGATGGTCAGGTAATTGACCTTGAATACGGTACTGACTCTACTCCCCCAAATCCAGTTATTAGAGACTTCATTCGTGGAATGGAACCAGATCTTGGCGACGAGTGGTTCGATAAACTTATGGAAGCGGGGATAATGTAATGCCCTATATTATTAATGAAGATAAGGCGTTAAAAACTTTAATAAGCGGCATTACTGTTTCTGACTCTGGTAACGCAACTCGCCCTGTAGGGGTGTGGTTTGGACAACCAGATAATGAAATCCGTCAGCAGAGCTACCCATATATTACAATCGATCTTGTAGGAATTGCTGAGTCGCTAGACAGGGCTCATAGAGGTTACATAGATTTGCCGTATACTCCTGAAGGTGGTAGTGCAAACGTAGATTACGCAACCTGGTACCCAATACCAGTAAATTTAGACTATCAAATAACTACATATGCTCGTCAACCTAGACATGATCGACAAATTATAAATGCTTTATTTGCTCCAACGAGATTACCGTTAAGATTTGGACTCCTAGTAATTCCTGAAGATGGCACTGTACGCAGGATAGATATGATGGGGTTTGTAAAACGAGATACGACTGAACAAGACAAGCGCTTGTTTAAAAATATCTACAACGTCCAGGTTAGCTCGGAGTTCCTCCCAGCTCAGCTTGTACAGCTATACGAAGTGCTAACACCACCAAACATCACACTACAAGAGCAATTTACAGATTTCACACCAATCAGTCAATAAACTCGGAACCCACAGTAAACAACCTAACATATTAAGGAGTAAAACCGAATGGCTACATACAGTAGACCTGGCGTTTTCATTCAGGAAGTTGAACTTCCACAGGCAGTAACTCTTGCAGATAGCGGAAACGCTATTGGAGCATTTGTGGGTCCATTATCAAAAGGACCTTCAGTTAACCCTGTTCTTCTAAATTCTTGGACAGATTTTACCAAGACTTTTGGAGCTTTAGAAGACGCCTATTCAACAACTTGGGCTGCCTATAACTTTTTTGCTAATGGCGGCCGTCAACTATACGTAAAGCGTGTAGTAGGAACAGGTGCTGCACAAGCTCAAGTAACCTTGACTGATCGTGCGGCTACCCCCCTAAACACCCTTCTAGTAAAAGCTGCAAACGCTGGTACTTGGGGAAATTCTATATCTGTAGAAATAAAAGCTGCGGGATCGGTAAATCGGTTCTCTCTTGTAGTATATGGGGCTCCAACTATTGGTGGAAACGCAACCTCTAATATTCTTGAGCAGTATACAGATTTAAGCATGGTTACTACTGACCCACGTTATGTCGTATCAGTAATTAACTCACAGTCTAGCGTTATTATAGTTTCTGATCTAAACTCAGCTTCTGTATCTCCGGACGATATGCCTAAGGTTGACGGAGTAAAAACTCTTATATCAGGCCTTAACGGATCTGCACCAACAAGAACTGAGTACTCTACAGCTCTTGAGACATTTGATCCAATTGAAAATCCTCTGATATTTAACGTACCAGAAGCTGCCTACCTGTACAATACTGCAGGAACTACTACTGAGCGAACACTCTCTATTAACATTCAGTCAGATCTTGTAGCTTACTGCGAAGGTCGTGGAGATGCGTTTGCAGTTGTAGATACCCCAGCAGGCCTTAACCCAACTGAGGCTCAAACATACGCAAACGACGTAACTGCAGCATTTATTGCCGCATCTGATGGTGGATGTGCCGCGGTCTACTACCCATGGGTAGCAATTCCAGACACACTTCGTGCCTCATCTACTGCAACTCGCAATCAAGCACCTGGTGCAGCGATGGTAGGCCAGTATTTAGCAACTGACGCTTCTCGTGGAGTATTCAAGACCCCAGCTGGTTATACAAACCGCGTAGCTCTTGCAGTATCTGCAGAACGTCAATTGACTAATGCTCAACTAGACGCTTTGAACGTCTCATCACGTCCAATTAACGTAATCCGTCAAGTACCTGGTGCCGGAATTGTTGTAATGGGCGGACGTACAATGAATAACACCCCGGGAGACCGCTACATTAACGTACGTCGCTCCCTCATATACATCAAGAAAGAAATGACAGATAGAAGCTCATTTGCGATTTTTGAGAACAATGACGAACGTCTATGGTCTCAGCTTCGTGTAACTCTTGGCTCTTTCCTACGTTCATACTGGCAACAGGGTGGACTTCGTGGGTCAAGCCCAGATAAGGCTTTCTATGTACGATGCGATGCATCAACAAACAGTGCCTCTGACCTTACTTCAGGTCGCGTTAATATTGAAATTGGCGTAGCCCTAGAGTACCCAGCAGAGTTTATTGTCATCAAACTTGGTCAGCTAACAGGAAACGCTACGGCGTAAGGAGATAAAAAGAAATGAGTTATACTAACCCCTTAAGTACTCTGGCAACAGATCCAGTACGTAATTTTAAGTTTGTGGTTGAGTTTCTGCCAGAAAGCGCTGACGGTAAGTGGGGGACTTCATTTGGAAAAATGGGGTTTGTTTCACTCTCCGGCCTAAGCGTTACAACAGAGTCAATCGCATACCGCGAAGGCGGCTACAACACAAACGTGCACCAGATCCCTGGCCAAAGCTCATTTGGACCAATTAGCCTTTCAAAGGGCGTAATGTTGGGAAATGATGCTCACGCTAAGTGGATGCGCCGTCTATTTTCAGTACTAACACCAAATGCTACAAGCGGCATTGGTGCTAACTTCCGTTGCGATATTGATATCGCAGTATTGAGCCATCCAAACCCAGCAGCATACGCTGGATCTGCTAGTACTGCAGCAGCAGCAACAGCATACGATCAGCATGCTTCTATGCGTTTTCGTGTACACAATGCATGGATTACCTCTCTTGGATACAGCAACCTAGACGCAGGATCTTCAACTCTTATGGTTGAAGAAATGACTCTAGTTCATGAAGGGTTTGACGTTACTTTTGCGTCAAACTACACAGAAAGCGGTTCAGCTAAGAAATTCAACGCAAACGGAACCTTTGGTTCTTAATTAAAGGAATAGGAAAACTATATGTCTACAGAAACTATCAGTGCATCATCCGACCCAACCCTTGCTAATAAGCTTGTAAACCAGGCTTTATCTGAGCAGGAGGTGGTGGTAGCTGCGTCAAAAACAGAAATCCCATCACCTCCTGATACTCAGGTAGAACTACCAGGTGGATTATTTGACCCTTTTGATGGTCTAACTACCACGGTAGAGATTAGAGAATTAACTGGAGCAGACGAGGAACAACTTGCCAGAATTACAGATGCTGGTAAAGGGCTCCTAGCTATTCTAGAAAAAGCAACAGTAAAAATTGGCGATAAGCCTGCTGACAAAGAGACTTTAGACTCTCTTCTTGCGGGAGATCGAGAAATGATTTTGTTAGCTATTCGAATTGCTACATTTGGCCCAGACGTAAAAGTTGGCCCAATGTGCCCTAGTTGTGGCGAAGCAAAGACTTTTGAAATTGACCTTGAAAAAGATGTTGAAATTAAAAAGTTAAATGAAGAAGACCGAGAGTTTACAGTTACTTGTAAGGTTGGAACAATAGTCTTAAACCTCCCTACAGGAATAACCCAAAAAGCACTAGTTAACGCTACTAATAAGAACTCAGCTGAGTTAGATACTATCTTGCTCAAAGGCTGCATAGCTTCTATTAATGGGGTTCCAGTAATGAGCGTACAACAGATCCGTGATTTAAGCATTAAAGATCGACGAACATTGCTTGAAGAAATAACTAATCGCAACCCTGGCCCACAACTAAGCGAGATTAAAAAAACATGCTCAAGTTGCGAGCAGGAGGTGTCGCTACCGCTAACGTTAGCGGATTTGTTTCGAGAATGAATCAAGTTACGACGTACTACTAGATAGCTACGATCTTATATCCCAGCACTATCCAGGATGGACGTTAACAGATATTCGTTCCCTCTCTTTTAGAGAAAGAATGGTTTGGTTAAGTAAAGCTGCAATGAAACCTAAGGCGGTGAGATAAATATGGCAGGTCAAAACCTGGTGACCCCTGACGACGAAAAAAAGGCTGCGGGCACCACAAGTAAGATGGATAAAGCCGGTAAAGGCTTTATAAAAGATATGAAGACGTTAGTTGACATGTCTGAAAAATTTGCCAAAAATTTTGAAAAAGCCGCTAAAGCTATGTCTGCCGCTACTGGTGGAAAATATGATGGAAGTCAAAAACTTGGCCTAGGCAGCTTTACTCGCACCGAAAAAATTGTTGGCGGCGCTGCTTTAGCAACAGCTGCTGTTGGTGGTCTGGCGTACTCAATGGCCCCAGATACTATGGCAGCTGTTACCCAGAGAATGGCGTTGGATACTTACGCGGGTAGAAGTGGGATGTCTACACGTAAAGCTCTTGGTCTTGCAAATAAACAAGTAGGAAACGGTGCTACAAGCGCTATGGGCCCTACTATGGCTGCCACAGCTCTTGCGTATCAAGGCGGATATTTAGCGAATAGTTTAAGCTCTAAAAACGTTATGAGTCAAGTTGGTGGACTTAGCGCTATAAGCGGAGGCTCAAACGAGCAAGTAGCTGGCGCTATTGCTGGTATGAATGGCATGAGTTTCTTACGTATGGGCGTAAGAACTCGTGATTCAAAAGGCAATCAAAGACCAATGAATCAAGTTATTAATGATACCTATAACTTTTTATATGGCGGTAGGAAAATAACCGCAGAACAAGCGCAGATGGTCTATAACCCAAACAGTAAGGGATATCAATCTCTTATGGCTGTTGCTGGTGGAGATCCTAATCTTCTAGGAATATTGCAAGCAGGAATTGTTGCTCGTGCGTCAAAAGGTGGGGGATTAAAAAAAGGCGACCTAAACAATTCAAATAAAGCATTAGATTTAATGGGTGTAGCTAAAGACAGCCCTATTAGATCACAGTTTAGATACAATAGTAGCGAAGCTAGAAAGTTACAAGCTACAGAATCTGGTTTAGTAGGCGGCTATAACGTAGCCCTTAGAACTACTGCCTCTGTAAATGATGGATTTAGCTCTCTTGCTGAAGCTCTTCCCTCAGTCACTCAAGCACTTATGACTTTTAAAGGAGCCCTTCAAACTTTTCCTGGGGCGGGTAATACTGGCGCAACACTATCTAATCTTGGTGGTATGGCAGCCGGCGGCGCAGCCAACATAGGTCAAATGTTATTAGCCGCTAATTTAGCAAAACGTGTTGGAATTATTGGGCCAGGCGCTGCTGCAGCTGCAGCTGGTGGTGGTGGTGCGGGTGCTGCGGGTGCTGCTGGGGCAACAGGGCTTGGAGCAGGTCTAATGAGTATGCTTACCGGTAAAGGTAAATTTAAAGCTACTGGCATTCTTGCCAAAGGATCTAAAGCAGCAAAGTTTGGGCGTGTTGGATTAGCTGCAGGTATCTACACGGGACTGGAAAAAGCACAGCAGTGGTTAAATAAAAAAGGTAATAAGTTACCTGGTTGGGCTAAATGGCTTGGCAACATGGCATTTGATATTGGTCAAGGCGGACTTACGGGATTAGCTGCTGGTGGAGTTCCGGGAGCATTTGCAGGAATGGCTGCAGGTGGAGTTGGAAACTTAGCAACTGGTGGCGTTAAAGACGGAGGCATGGGAGGTGGGGACGGAGGTTGTTCCCACGGATCAATGGGCTGTTCTCACGGAATGGGTGGCCCAGAAATGCCAACAAGTGGGAGCGTTGCGTCAACTGCTGTAAAACCAAAAGGAAATATTCTACAAATGCCTGTTCCTCCTGGAACAAAAGTAACTTCTCCTTATGGTCCTAGACCGGATGCAGCTAAAAGAAACCCAGGAATTAGTTCAAACCACTCAGGTATTGACTACGGCGTACCTGTAGGAACATCTATTGCTGCTGCAGGTGATGGAACAGTTTCTGAAACAGGAATGCACCGTCAATACGGACGATATTTAATTATTAAACATGCTGGCGGCAAGTCAACTATGTACGCTCACCTTAGTAAAATTCTTGTTAAAAAAGGCGACAAAGTTACTAGCGGGCAAGAAGTTGCAAAGTCTGGTGGAGCTAAAGGCTCTTCAGGAGCAGGAACCTCAACTGGTCCCCACCTTCACTTTGAGGTTAGAGACCATGGTGGTGTAGGTGCTCAAGGAAGAAAAGACCCTAGATCATTCTTTGGCAAAGCATTTCAATTTATTAAAAATATGGTTACTAGCGGAATTAACATAGGTAAGCGCGTAATTAATAGGGTATTTAATAAAGAGCTACCTTACTCAGATGTATCGGGAAGCGGAAGGCCTTTTACATTTAATTCAATATCTGACCTAAACTCCGCTGAGCTAGGCGCCTTAGTAAAAAGCAAAATAAGTTCTGGAAGTCCGGTAGGTTGGGACGACGTTAATAGTTACCTAGATAAGGGCGGCGGTAAAGTAGGTTTAGGTAAAAAACGAGGAACAGCAATCTTTAACTCAGAAGAGAACCCAGTTTCAGGAGATAGCGCCGGCATGACCGGGGGAAGCCGCAAAGGGTTAATGAGAATGCTTCATGCACAAGGTTTCCGAGGGGCGGCACTTCAAACTGCTTTTGCTGTTGCTTTGGCTGAGTCTGGTGGTAGGGCAGACGCGGTTGGTGATAAGCATTTAGTGTCTAAAAAATGGGGCCCTAGCTACGGTGCTTTCCAAATTAGATCTTTAAAAGATTGGAAAGCTTATAACGACCCTTATCGTGACGGCAGTAGATTAAAAAATGCAGAGTATAATATTGCCGCTGGCTATGAAAAAAGTAACCAAGGAAAGCATTGGAAAGGTTGGACAACCTTTACTAGCGGCACGTTTACTAAGTTCTTAGATGATGCCGCAACAACACAGAAAGCTGCAGGTATTGGTGGGGCAGACAATGGTATTGGTGGGTCTGAGAATATTGGATCTGCGCAGTCTATGTCTCTTGGGGCAACCACTGGCGCACAAGCTGTTAACAGCTCACGTAGTACGTCTAGCTTCTCTACAGCCTCAAAGCAAGACATAAACGTAACAATGCATGTTCAAATAGCCCAAGCAAGTAATGCTGAAGCTGAGGCTATGGTTAGGAAATTTAAAAAAGTGCTAGAAGACGAACTACGCTTAAATGGAATAGGGACATACTAATGACTTCAGCAGCTGACTTTTATTACACAGTTCAAGCGTATGAGTACTCAGATATAAGTCCTATAACCTACTCTGTTTCTGCAGCAGGCTCAAACTCAACGGCATCTGGTGGACGAGAAACAGTTGACTTTTATTATAGTAATGAGTGGGTTTTAATACCTTCTGATGGAAAACAGGTAAACACACGAAATACTGTTCAATATAGAATTAGGGTCTATAAAAGAACTCCCCAACAAGGCAACCAATTGGCTATTAATTTTCTTGGCGATAACGAAGAAGGTGGCGTTAACGTAACTGCAACTGCCAACGCAAATTTTAAGGGAAAAATAACTGGAATAAAACAAGAACCAGAACGAAACGTAGGTGGAGGTTCTGGCACAGTATTTTGGTTTAATGTTACTTCTGACGTACAGACTACTGCTAAGCCAGTAATAAGTGTTAAGGTTGGATCATCTACGCCGCTGCCCGCTGATGCCGTTAATTATGACCGTAAAGGAAAAGTACCAGCTGTTAACTTTACTGTCGCAGCAACTAAGCCAACTAAACCTTTTAAATTAATTATTGATGCTATGTTTCCTGGAACTACGTGGGCAGTCCCAAGCCCCCCTCTAGCAGGAACTAGAACTTCGTACTATGACTACTCTGAAAAACCTAATGTGCCAGATTATCAATATAACATAGTTTACGATGCGTGTAAAAAACAATGGTTAGCTTTAAAAATACTATTTACGCAGGTTGCGGGTTACCCAGCGGGAACAGCTAGTAGTTGGATTTTATACAGATTTGACACGGCCGGAACATTAGTTGGCTCACCTGTAAAACAACCTAGTGAGAAATACGCTAAACAATTGCTTCTTAAAGCTAATTCTGCAAACTGTGAAGAGCCAGTAGCCCCTACCCCTGAACCACCAGAGGGTGGATTAACTATACCCAGCACAGATAGTATTACGTACAACCCACCTGCACATTATGTGTCTAGAGGCATATCCCATGGAATACGTGTTGCTGATTACGAAACTGCTATGCGTGAAAATAAAAGCATTGTTATTGATACCTTTAAGGCAAACTCGGTATTTAGTCAATTTGTAGATAGCAGAAATAACCTTGGCCGTATTTTTCAAAGCCAAGGAGCTGCAGAATCAATGAACGTAGCCACTCAAACAAAGGGTAAAGTACCTATTTTTGGCTTTAAATTTATGTACAACCCTCAAAGCATTAACTATAGCATTCCTATGAATACGTCTATTGACTGGACCTTATCTACTCAAGACCCCGCAAACCTTATTGCTGGAAATATTGCCGTCAATTTTACTTTGTATTTAAATAGAATTGCCGATATGACTGAGTTAATGCCACTAAAAGCAGCGCCAACATTACACTCAAGAAACTACCCTAGACAGCTATCTAAAGAAGAAGTTGAGGGCATTTTACTGCGCGGTACTGAGTACGACCTTGAGTTTTTATATAGATCTGTTAATGGAAATAGAGATATGAAGGGCAATAGTCTATTAACCTATGATGGAGAGTCTGCAGATAAAGGTTACATAACCGGCGTACCTCTTTGGTTTGTTCTTCACGATAATATGCGATATTATGGCTCTTTACAAAACATATCAGTAGACCACGTTGTCTTTACCGACAAAATGGTGCCGATGCTTTCAGTAGTCAACATTAGTTTCTTGAGATACCCATCAGGTGCAACTGTTGAGGATTACTTAAAGTCTAAAAACAAAGAAGATTCTGCAATACCTGAAGTTGATCCAAACGCAAGTAAAACTGCAAGCACAGGGACGACAACGCCATGATTGATAGAGTATCTAGGTATTACGATGGGCCTCTTGCCCAGGTTAAACATAAGTACACAAAAGAATACACTATTGCCGTATTTAGAAATTTTCCAGACGACGTTACCTATAAGTATGTTGACTACGTATGGAAAGACGGAGACTCGTTAGGAGAGCTTGCTAAAAACTTCATAGGTCACTCTAAATATTGGTGGCAAATTTTAGAGATTAATCAACTAATTTCTGACCCTTTTTCCATAGAACCCGGTACAGTAATAAGGATGCCATATGCTAAGTAATGGCCCTAGAAAATTTTTTCCTTGGGAATCTAGCGCTGAGTACAATTCGTACAAAGTTTCTTTTCCTAAAGCACCTGAATTTAAGCTTATATTAATAGGCGCAGAGTTGTATCAAGATAGGGATCAGCATGATCGCCTTATGCTGCATTTTAAAGGCAAGCCTTACTCTGACGGTACGGTCGTATCTTCAGGTGACCCAATTCAATTTACCTATAGTACAAATAATATAAAACAAAACTTTTATGGGTATGTGTACTCTGTTGAGCCTATAAATGAATCAGACGCTCAAAATACAAATATTTTATGCGTATCTGCGTCATACCTATTAAAAAATACAGACCAAAAAATTTATAAAAATGTTACCGCAGACCAAGTTGTTAAAAAAGTTGCCTCTAAATATGGGATGAAAGCTGTTACTCAAAGGCACCCTCGAGTGAGAAAAACTATAGTTCAAGCTGGACAAAGTGACTGGCAATTATTACGCCGCTTAGCTAAGCAGACTGGATTTGCGCTAAGAGTTGAGGGCACAACAATTATATTTGTTTCTAAAAATAAAATTTATGCTAATAAAAAAGATCAAGCACCTTACTTTAACTATGTAGACAAAGAGCTTGGCGGGTCTGTTACTCGTCTTGAAAGAGCAATGGGCAGCATTATTTCTTTTGATCCAATAGTTTCAGATGAGTCTCCAGAACTGGGTTCAAGAGTAGACAGAATTATAACTGGGTATAATGAAAAAACAGGCACAATTATTGAAACAAAGCATGCGCTTAAAGACTTTCAATTTGAAGATAAAGGAATTGTTGTAGTAGAAGAAACTTCTGCAGACTTTAAAGCTTGGGAGGCCCTTCAATGACCTCTAAAAACTCTAGATTCTCTAAGGTAAACAAAAGTAATAGCGGATCTTCTAAAGCAGCTTTTACTAAGCATAATGTTTTTGAGGTAGCCACTACCCTTACTGAAAGTAAATATATTGCTAATGACTTTGCTGACGCTCAAAGATATGCATATAGAGCAAAAGTAAATTTAATTGGGGACTGCCTAGTTAAACCTTATGAGCCTATTTACTTAGATGGCTTGCCAGACGGAATGGATGGGTATTGGACAGTTCTTTCAGTTAAACACATATTTGGCGGAATTCCAGCAAAATATATGATGAAGCTGGAGGTCGGCACAGATATTTTAGGTCAAACTAATCCAGACGCTTATAAAGCCTTCTCAAAAAGGGACATATCTGGAGAACTTTCGGGACAAGCTATAACACCGGCCTTATCTACGCTCCAAGACTATTCTTTTGCAATAAATAACTCTACTTTAGAGCCTAACTACGGAGTCACGCCTCCAAGTTCTGTAGTCGTTAAGCCCTATAATGATCTGGGTCAAGATGTTGTTCCAGATTTTTCTATTATTAAACGCCCAGTTACTTGGGCTGCGAATGAGAGGGTTAGTTAATGATTATAAA